CGCGCCTGCGGCTTCCACTCCCCTGGATACCCCCACCAAGAAAAGCGAGCCCGGAGACTACAAGATTCCAGCCCTAGTAGCTGAGTGGGTGGAGTCCATCGGTCTTCATGGTGACAGTGTGGCAAGCAGGTACTCCGAGACGGCAAAGGACCGTATCCACAAGGCTGTGTTTGAGCTAACCCCTGATGAAACCAAGGAGTTCAACCGCATTCTTGCAGCCATCAGTTTCTCTTCTGCCGGCACGGACATGGAGGGTCTTTCCGAGCTTTGTGAGTGCGCCAATGCTCTAGTCGGGTCTTGATATGATCCGGGCTGAGAGCTTTAAGGCACTGGAGGCTTCACTCGCGGGCCGTCTATCAGGCTCACTGCGAGACCTGACTGAAGCACTGTACGCCAAGATTGAGAAGGCCATTGCAGCCAAAGACTGGGACAAGGCACATGCAGAGGCTACCAAGCTATCGTTGTCGGACCTCTTTGTGGGGCACGAGGACTACCTAGCCTATGTGACCAACCTTGCCATGCTTTTTGGGGCCAGCCGCGTTACCAAGAAGCCGGGGACCTCTGTGGTCGGCCTCGGGTTTGAGGGAGTGACCTCCCATCAGATGGCTCAGACGTTCAAGCAGTCAGTTCTGGTCAAGGGTGAGTCCCAATTGCGGGAAGCGGCCTTGCAACTAATTGCACTGCACAAGGCGTCACCCTCGCTGGTGGAAGCGACCAAGGCTGACACTCCAGTGTGGGACCAGCCAGAAAAAGCCCTTGAGCCGTCCGGTAGGCCCCGTAGAATCCTCCAGCCATTCTCTTCCTTCATGGATGGAACAGGTCAGGCCATGCTCAACATAGCATCGTCCCTGCATACCTCCCGGGTGTCCTCCTATGGCTTCACGGCTGAGGCAATGGCCTTGGGATTGACTGAGTATCAGATCAATGAGCAACTCGACTCACGGACGTGTCCTGTGTGCCGGGAAATGCACGGCAAGCGATTCAAAGTGCGGGATGCCCGGGCCATGCTTGACATTGTTACTCGGGTCTCCGATCCAGCCGACATCAAGCAGCTTCAGCCGTGGCCCAAGCAGAGCAAGTCGGCTGTTGACGATCTGAGGGTAATGACCCCCTCCGAGTTGGTGAATGCGGGGTGGCACGTCCCTCCATTCCACCCAAGATGCAGGGGGCTACTGTCTCGGGTAGGGGATGTACCTACTCTTGAGCAGCTTGACGCAGGGGAGGTCAAACCACCAGCTTACACGGCAAGCACTGCCGATTTTGAGGCCCTTGGGCAATCGCTCTCTGCCGAACAGATCAGGCTCTGGAACACCCATACCACCATGGCACCAGCCGACATCGTTGCACGCCTTCGTGGGCTATCTGGCGACGAGTTTCTCTCGGGTCTGGTAGGGGCGGATAACCCCGCTGCGTTCTCCGGGATTTCGTCTCTCAATGTGACCCAGAAGGGCATCAATCTCGGGATCAATGCCCCGTTTCTGGGGTCTTCTGAGTCCGTATGGCAGGAGGTCACTTTCGACAAGACCAAAATGCGCCTTGAGATGATGGCACTGGGGGAGGCAGATCAGGGCACTGGGCTGGTCAAGAAGTACTTGCAACGGTTGTACAACCTGTCTTCGGACCTAGACGTTGGGCAGATGGAGCTTACCGCCAACATGGAGTTGGGGGGTTACGCTTGGGCCAAGTACGGATTTCGTCCCAAGCTCTCGCAGTGGGAAGCATTGAAAAAAGACATCCGCAAAGGATTCCGCTCTGGGGTTGATGTCTCTGCCATGAACCCAGATGCCAAACTTGCCATGCAAGCCATTCTGGAGTCTCCAGACCCAGCCTCCATTTACGTCTTGGCAGATATGGCCGTGCCTCTCTCCGGCACTCCTATGGGTGAGAAGTTATTGGCGGGCACGTCTTGGGACGGGGAGCTACCATTGGATGATTCCGAGGCCATGGTGAGGTTCCTTACCTACGTTGGGGGTGTAAAATGAAGGGGCCAGTATTCGTCCAGACGAAAGACGGGAAGACCGATTCCGGGATTCATAGGCCCATTCTGGAGGGGGTGTCCTTCTCCCGGTCAAAAGCCTTCCCCTCCTCCTTGGCTAGGGGGCAGTCCTTGGGGCTGACCAAGGAACAACTTCTCAAATTGATGAGGCCATGATGTTTTCAACCATCTTCAAAGCGTTCAATGAGGTATCTTTCTCCCCGTTGGCACAGGGTCTAGCCAGCATTTTTGGTTCTGACGTATTCAAGTTCGACAAAAACCAGAAGCGCGGCCCGGACGGGAAGTGGGCTACTCAGGGGGTTGGTGCGGCTGGAAAGCTGTCCATCAAGAGAAACCAGAGAAACTACAAGGTTGATGACGTGGTTCTAGCAGCCCTAGACGGGGACGCTGCCACGCTCAAGCAGTACAATGACGCCATCGCGCAGGTGAGCGCGGACGTTAAGGCCGGGAAATGTACTGACGTTTTGAACTCTCGCAACGGGGACGGCACTGGTGGTTACACCAAGGATCGCCTGAAGCTGCACCACCAGATACTTGAGCACTTTTTCAAGAAAGAGGCTGATTACAAGCCCGATACTCCTCCCCCGTCATTCATTGTTCTGGGTGGTCGCGGGGGCTCTGGGAAGAGCAACTTCGATAGTCGAAATGATCCAAAGGACGGCCCAAAGTTTGGGGTCTATGATGGAAGCAAGGCCCTGCTCATTGACCCAGACGCCATCAAGGAAATGTTGCCGGGGTACGATCCTCAAAAGGCCTATTTGTTCCACGAGGAGTCGGGGGCAATAGCTGACAAGCTGCACAAAATGGCTCGGGACAAAGGCCTGAATGTGGTGATGGACATAACCCTCAAGAGCTTCCACGGATCAATCGTGGAGAAGTTCAAGAAGGCCGGGTACCACACCGAAGCGCACTTCATGCACAAGCAACCAGAGTTCGCCCTCCGGGGTGCTGTACGCCGCTGGAATCACAAAGTCCTCATCAAGAACCCACTCACCGGGGAAGCCAAAGAGTTCCCCAAGGGTAGGCTTGTGCCGCCCTCAGTAATCGAGTCGAACACCAACAACGAACACAATTTTGACCGCATGGCTAGAATGACCGATAACTGGTCAGTAGTGAGCAACACGTCACCCAACGGATTTACCGGGGAGCGGGTGGCATCAAAGCCAAAGCCAGTGAAGAAGTTGGACTCCTTCGCCACGGTGTTAAAGGCCAATCCCTACCATGATGAGTTAGGGCGATTCACGTCCAAGGATAGGGATTCTGAGCATTACTCTGCCACACGGGAATTCACCAAAGAAGAAATAGCTCTGCTCAAGGGGGTGAAAATATCCTCCGGCTCTAAGCTGGCTGAAGCTATGGACAACGCCACAGATGGGCATGTTGATGTGCAGGCCATTAAGGCGACGCTGGCAAAAGGGGGTAAGAACTATGCACAGGTGGAGATTCCACTGAGCCATATAGATTGGAGCAGTGTCACCGACGAGGTAGCGGCGGTTCGGGCTGACCCAAACAAGGGGGCTATTCTGGTGGGTGCCCACGGGGAGATTGTGGATGGGAGACACCGTTCCCTTCTGGCGAAGCAGTTAGGGGACAAGGCCATCAAGGCATGGGTGCCAGTTGCGGATGCTCTGAAGATTCTATCCAAGGTGAAGAAGGCAGAGCGTATTCTCAGGCCATACGAGTTGGAACCAAAGTCTCTGGAGTCTGTGCAGAAGTCCAACCCCAACCACGAGCCCGCTGGGTCACCCAAGGGTGGTCAGTTCGCCTCGAAAGAAAAAGCAGCACTCGCGTCTTCTCAGTACGCTTCCATGCTGAAGGATATTGGGGGCTCTTCTCCTCACGCCCCGTGGCTGAAGGCGCAGGCTCTGGCTACCAACATCAAAGCCAAGTCTCACGGGGCCTTGGACCTTGAGCTTGCCCATGATTGGCTGGCCATGGGCCATAGTCAGGCCCTGCTCAAAGAGGTGGGAGTCGACCTGTCCGATGATGAACTCAAGGCCATGACCTACTGGAAGTCCAAGGAGAAGGCAGCAGCCACCAAGTTCAAGGCTCTGTTCGACAAGAACTACACCAAGCACTACGCTGAAGTGCAGGATGCCATAGACAAGTTCGGCCCGGACTCCGCACAAGTCAAGAAGTTGAACAAGGTCGGCGTCTCATGGGTGGCCCAAGCCTACAAGTTTGGGGCAAGCCCTGCTCAGGTCAAAGAGGCTCTGGCGGGGGTGGAGAAATCCTATAACGACGCCAAACTGGCCAAGTCTGTAGCAGAGGCTGCTTTCGCCCCCGGCAAAGGCCCGTATGCGACTCTACCCGAGTCAAAGCACTTGGCTGACAACAACGTAGCCACCCTGAAGGACTACCACAGCAAGGTAGTCGCGGCTCTTGGGGCAACCCACCCTCACTCTATAGCAGCAGAGTCCGAGCTTAATATGGCCATGGCTCATGCCAGCCAAGACCACTTGTTCGCTTCCGGTGGGAAGAGTTCTGCACCCCAGTTCCAAGCCACCAGCAACCTCTCCGATTCCGTGGATATGTACCACAAGTTGGCAGAGCACTACTACAAGATGAAGGCTGCAAAGGGCATGTCCGACCCAGCAGTGCAAGAGGCTCACAAGGAGTGGGGGTATTCCAAGGAGGAACTGAAGAAGAAGCATGGCTGGACCTCTACAGACCTGTCCAAGGAGGCAAACTATGCCAAGGAGAAGATTGCCAATCCTGATTTGGTCGCACCATCGGCAGAGAAGCAGAAGGCTCTTGCCAAGACCAATATCATGGCCTCGTTGAAGCAGATGGCCAAGGATAGCGAGCTACACGGCACCCCCTTTGACCACGATCTTGAAAAGAGTGCGTTGGCCATGGGGGTGGATACGGGGGAAGTTACCAAACTGATTCAGGACGGTAAGCATGCAGCCGTAGAGGAGAAGAAGGTACTCAAAACCACGGCTCTGGAGTCTGCCAAGTCGGCGGCATACAATGTCGCCAAGGCTTTGGATGAGCATGGCAAGGACAGCCCTGAGTACGCTGCCGCTGTGGCTTCGCAGGTTGCTGCGGTTACCGCCGGTCTCAAGCATGCTAACAGCACTGACCTAGGATTCTTTACTGACACTGGGAAGGCCCACTATGCTACTTACAAAAAGGACATGGGGGCTCTGAAGGTCAAGTACGGTGAGAGCCTGTCCAAGACCATGGCCGAGTACGCCACTGCGAATTTCAAGGATCGTAAAAATTCCACGGAACTCGCTGACCATGCTGCCAAGGTTCATAGCAAGCTCAGTGCAGAGCAGGTAGCTGCTATCGGGTCCTACACGTCTTCCGGGTTCCGTCAATTGAACAAGGAGGTTGGGGCTGCTGGTACTGCGGTTATGAAAGGGCAGAAGCCCACCTTCATATCTGACCATCGCGTGAAGCAGATGGAGCGTATGGACGACGCTTTCAAGGACACAACTCTGGGCTACGATACCAAGCTCTACAGGAATATGGCCCAGAAGTACTTTTGGGAGCAGTTGGGGATTTCAGGGAATTCAATGGACGCTATCACCGATGCACAGATGAACTCTGTAGTAGGCAGGGTGTACAAGGAAACAGCCTTTAGTTCAACGACTACGGACGTAAACCTTGGGCTGTCTTTGCAAGATACAGCCTTACAGTCTGGTAGGCTCACCCTGAACATCCGGGCCGGCAAGAAAATGCCCGGCATGCTGGTGACGGCCATCTCCAGTCATTCACACGAGAACGAAGTAATTCTCCCCCGGGGCACGACGTATGTCATCAAAGGGATCAGGAGGGGTGTCAAAGGTGAGAAGTTCATCGTGGATGTGGATATGATCGGGGCCTTCCCCGACAAGATCAACTAAGGGGCTGCCATGTACGCCAAGATGTTTTCGGACTCAGTTGTAACCAAGCAGGACACTCCAGAAGAATCACCGGGGTACGTAGTTGATAATCTGTGCTGGAAGTGCAAGCACCTAAACCGGGAAGACCCCCTGACGTGCGTGGCATTCCCTGACGGGATTCCATTGATTATCCTCATGGGGGACTATGACCACACCATTGAGTTCAATGAAGGTGGGTTGTCTGATGAGGGGGTAACCTTTTCCCCAATAACATTTGACAAACTAGATAAATCTGGTAGTATCTAGTCATACCACAATGAAAGAGTAACCAATGTCCGATACCATCCCACCCCTTACACCAGCCAGTCCAGAGCTTCTCAAGCTGTTCGACTACGTTCCCGGGGAGCCACCTGATGAGGAAATGTTCGACTACTACGCTCGGAGTGGGGTGAAGCCTGAGACGTTGAAGGACCCCAAAGAACGCGCTGCCTACATCAAGTTTCTGGAGACCTTCGATGCCGACGCTGAGTGACGTTCTCTACGGCATAGCCGTAGCGGATGCGATAGGGAATCCTTTGGAGTTCAGGGCGGCAATTAAGCCAACCACTTTTAATGCTGCTGTGTCCCGCCCGGTCCTCAATGTATCTGACGATACCCAGATGAGCTTGTTCTGTGCAGAGGCACTATTCCGGGCTAAAGGCAACGTACAGCTACTGCCTCACGAATTTTCAGCAGCCTATAGCCGGTGGTACTCAACCCAGCGCCACGGTGAAGTTAATTGCACGGGCCGTCATGGTCTGCTTCAGTTTTCCTCACTGTACTGCGTTGAGTCCCCCGGGGGCACTTGTATGAGCGCTCTGCGGGCTATTGCTATGGGTCAGGATGTGCGGAACGACTCCAAGGGAAACGGGACCGTCATGAGGTGTGCCCCCATAGCTTTTTGGGCCAAGAAGAACAAGATACCCATAGCTGCTGCCCTTGAAGCCGCCACTCTGGATGCCAATACTACCCATAAGCATCCTTACGCAGCCGAATGTTCGCGGGCCCTTGTACTCATCTACCTCCGCGCTCTTGCCGGGGAGGACATAGGGGAGGCAACCATCAATTCTGTCATTACTTTGCACAGCGAGAATATCCTCTCAGTTCATGTTGGGGACTTGCTACTGCGGGCCGTCAGTGTTGACTTCTCTGAGTTCAAGATGAGGGGCAGCACCACTGCCAGAGGAAGCCTATTTGATGGTGGTTGGGTGGCAGAGGAGGCCTTGGCCTTGGCGTTGTGTGCAGTGCATAGCTCTTCCACTTGGATGGAGGCAGTTCGCCTAGCCACTACCATCAATGGGGACTCAGACACTGTTGGAGGGATTGCTGGGGGCCTTGCTGTGGCCTGCGGCATGAACCCAGACCCAGAGCACGTCAAGAGATTGAACGTGCTAGATGCCCTCAATTTTGTAGAGTCTCATTACCAGTAGCACAAAATCACAAGCTGACTTAGAATAGGCCGGTACCCCCGGCCTTTTTCTTGGAGAGTCAGTTTATGCACAGCGCGGTCATCAAATCCGAAGACCAGAAACTACGCATTGTGTGGGCAGAAGTGTATGCTCCCAATCGCCCGGACTCCGATGGGGAGTTCATGGATGCGGAAGGCATTCGCAAGATGGCCTACGAGTTCATGCGGAAGCAGTCACTTGACCAGATCGATCACTCACACACGAACAACCTCGTGGGTGGGGCTCACGTAGTCGAGTCTTTCATCGCCCGGAAAGGTGACGACACCTTCATTGAGGGGGCGTGGGTGGTGGGATGCCATATCCCGAACGACGATGATTGGGCCAAGGTAGAGAAGGGGGAGTGGAACGGCTTCTCTATTGAAGCCAGCGTCAGCAAAGACGTAGTGGAGGTAGAGATTGAAATACCTCCGGTGCTCAGTGGAAAGACCATCAAGCATGAAGATGGGCATGACCACACGTTTTACGTGACCTACTCTGACCAAGGCAAGTTCTTGGGAGGAAAGACCGATATGGTAAATGGTCACTGCCACACCATAACCCGGGGCACCATTACTGACCCGGCCAGCGACCACCATCACAGGTTTTCCCATGTGGAAGACCTACTCATCAAGGAGTAGGGCATGTTCGCCAAGATTTTCAAGGGAGCCCCAATGGGGAACCGTAATGCCGCCAAGGATCACCAAGGAGGAGCCATGCAAGACAAGGCTTCCGAAGTGCCAGCCTCAGATATTGCCCGTATCGCATCCGAACACGCAAACCTGAAGAGTAAGAGCACCAAGGACTTGCTCAAGCTGCATCAGGGCCTGTCCAAGGTCAGGGGGTCTTACACCGCTGGTGAGATGGGAGGAAAACAGGGCCTGATCGACGGTATCCTTCAGCATCGCCATGGTGAAAAGCGCGTAAGTGCCTTCTACAATCAGCCCAAGGCCAAGAAGTCCGACCTCGAAATGACGCTCGGGGTCGGTTCCAAGTAACGTGCAATCAATTGCACCAGATAGTTGCTATCTTGCTTTCTGTTTGGTAAAGTGACCACAGTTTCAACAGGAGACGTTTCAATGCCGACTGTCAAGGTTAAGGCCACGAAGATGAGCAAGGGCAATGTCTCGTTCATTTCACTGGTAGAGCGCGGTGCAAACCGCATCCCGTTCAAAATCATCAAGCAGGAGAAAGATATGGCTGGTCATTTCGCAGGTATCGACCTTGGCAGCATCTTCAATGCCCGCAAGGCCGAAACGCCTCCGGTGACTCCAGAAGTCGTGGCAGTAGTCACCATGAAGGGTGAAGGCTTCGATTCCATCAAGGACCAGATCGAGAAGGTCGGCTTCAGCATCGCCGATGCCGAAGAGATGGAAGACGGCTCGGTTGTTTTCAAGCAGGGCGACATGGAAGGCGATACCACCGTTGTACGCCTCAGCGATCACGTCGGCGTGGTGGTGAAGGGCTTCAGCCCGTACTCCATGGAGATGGCAGTATCGGAAGACCTGTCTTTTTCTGACGCTTGCGCGGCCCAAGGCTTCTACCCCGGCATTCGCGTGGTCATGGAAGTCCTGACCAGTAGCATTGGTTCAATCGCTCAGAAGGCAGAAACCCCCGCTGCCGGCGCCAAGGCTATCGCCAAGATGTTCGATGAAGCCAAGGCATATGTCTCCTCTTTCGTCGCGGGCCTCCCGGTGAAGGCTTTCAAGCTGGAGGACATCGCTCCGGAACAAGTCGAAGAGACCCCTGAAACTCCCGAAGTACCGGCTGTTGCCGGCGAAGCTGAGGCTCCCGCCGACAGCGAACCAGAGGAAGGAACTGTCGTGGAAAAATCCGAAGAAACCCCTGACGTTGTTGAGCCGAAAGGCTTGACCGAAGAGCAAGTTGCCAGTATTGTCTCTGCTCAGGTGGATGGTGCTGTCGGTGACATCGCCAAGAAACTGGAAGAATCCTTGGCCGGCGTGACCAAGAGCTTTCAGGAGTCCATCCAAGCAGTGACCGGAGCCGTTGAGGGTCTGGTTGGCCGGGTGGAAAAGGCAGAACAAACGGTTGAAGCAGCCAAGAAGGCGGTTGCCGGCACCGTGGTTCCGGGCTCCGAATCTGGGGACGCGGAACCAGTAGCACGCAAGACTGAGACGGGATCAACTGGTGGCACTTTCGATACTGCCTACATGGGCAATGTCCGCAAGCGTGCCCGCAGCTAGCAGTTCAGTGCAAAATCAACCCTTTCAAGGAAATCAATACCATGCCGAGTAACCAAAACCTCATCCAAAAGGCTGATCTGGCGCTGTCTGATCTGGCCAACAATGGCGGCTTGCTGACCCCGGAGCAGACTGATCGCTTCATCCAAGTGCTGATGGACAGCCCCACCATCATCAATCGTGCCCGTGTGGTCACCATGAATGGCCCGCAGAAGAAGGTCAACAAGATCGGCTTCGGTTCCCGCGTTCTGCGCCGCGCAACGTCTGCCACGCCCCTCGCTGACAACCAGCGTGCCAAGGCTGACCTTGGTCAGATCACCCTGAACACTAAGGAGGTGATCGCGGAAATCCATCTGCCTTACGACGTTCTCGAAGACAACATCGAAGGCGGCAACATTGGTGCCGGGATGGGTTCGTCCGCTGGAGGTCTGCAAGACACGTTGGTTCAACTGCTCGGTGGCCGTGCTGCCCTCGATCTGGAAGAGCTCGGCATCCTCGGTGATACCCTGTCGGGCGACGACTACCTGAACCTCACTGACGGCTTCCTGAAGCGTGCCACTGGCCATATCGTGGATGCTCAGGGCGCTACCCTGACCAAGGACATCTTCAAGCAGTCCATCAAGGCGATGCCGGACAAGTACCTCCGCGTCCGCTCCGATCTGGACTTCTTCGTGTCGGTGGACAACGAGACCGAGTACCGGGACACCGTTGCCAACCGTGTCACTGGTCTTGGAGATGCCGCTCTGGTCACTGCCCAAGCTCTGTCGGCCTTCGGTTCGCAGATTTCGGCGGCCCCGCTCATGCCGAACAGCAAGGGTATCTACACGAACCCGAACAACCTGATTTTCGGCATCCAGCGCAAGGTGAACATCGAGTACGACAAGGACATCCGTGCCCGCAAGTTCATCGTGGTCCTCACGGCCCGCGTTGATTTCCAGATCGAGGAAGCCGACGCAATCGTGAAGATCATCAACATCGGCTAATCCAGCCTGTGCGGTGAGAGGACCGGGGGCTCCATGTGAGCCCCCTTTTTTTCTTGATTGAGTAAGAGGTGAGAAATGTCGCAGAACTACAAGCTGGTGGGTGCAACCACCTATTCAACTTCCAAGGCCATCTTCACCAAGGGTGGCGTGTATTCCGCTGAGACTCTGGGTGACCTAGTGGAGGCTACCATCGATGGCACCAACGAGCCCATGTTCGTCCCGGTCAATGAGTCCGTCACTCCTCCCCCGGAGCTTGAGAACGCTGACGGTTCCGTGCAGGAAGCCAGTGCAGGTTCCGATGACGCCGAGGGTGATGCGAGTGAGGCAGGTGAGGAGGGTACAGACGACTCCCCGGCACCAGTTGAAGCCAAGCGGCATGTGGCTTTCGGCAAGAAGGCCAAGCAAGCCGATCCCGAATCTGACATCGCTGTTTAACCACTAGGCCGCACCATGAACAAAGTGATTACTGCAAGTGAAGTTCGTACCCGTCTCGCTCTCACAGACGACGAAGGGGTAAATGCTGCAATCAACTCTGCGATTGGCGCGGCCCTAGTTCGCACTGAGGCCGTACTCGGCACCCTGCTTCAGGTGGGTACTGCCAGTGATGTGTTCTTCATTGACCCCCATGTGGATGTAGCCACCCGGGGCACCTTCGTACTCAAGTTGAGCAATGGCCTAGCCAAGCAGCAAGGCATGGTCATTACCTACTCGGGGACTCTGGAGGGGCTGTCAGACTCTCCGGATGCGGTTCAAGCCTTCGTTGTTCAGGAGGAGCGCGGGTTTGTCTTCATTCCAGAAGCCCTGTCAGGGAATTTCATCCGGGTGGTGTACTCCTACGGTCTTGCAGAGTCTGACGAAGCTCCAAGCTGGCTGAAAGAGGCGGTCCTTTGCTACACGGCAAAGGTGCTGTCCTCCCAGCAGATTTCCGATGGAAAGCCCGAGCTATCCAACGCTTTTGCATTCCTTGACCAGCATGGCTCCACCATCATTGACCGGCATTTGCGTAGCAACTCTGACGCTATCCTGCCCCTCGCCTAGTCATGCTCTCCATTGAGGTAACGGGTCTCCCGGCCCTTGCAGAGAAACTCAACCGGCTTGAAAAAGCCCTAGACGTTCAGGAGATTCTGGACGAGTCAGAAGCGTTACTGCTCAACCGTATTCGGGCAAGGTTCTTGGCTAAGACTGATCCGGACGGTAACCAGTGGAAGCCTTCACAGCGGGCACAGATCACGGGTGGCAAGACCCTGTTCAAGACGGGTACCCTATTCCACTCAATCCAAGCGCACACCTCTGCGCCTAACGAGCGCACCATCAGCACCGATGTTTTTTATGGGCCTTTTCACCAGTTCGGGACCAAGCGAATGGTGCGTAGGTCCTTCCTTGGGTTCAGTGATGAGGACCTCTACCTTGCTGAGAGGCGGGTACTACAACGAGTTATGGAGGCCATAGCATGATCGGAGCCATTGCACTTAATTGCATTGAGGACATTGAAGCCAAGGTTGCTTCAGTGCCAAACATACCCCGGGCTCGCGTGTTTCACGTCTATTCCGAGGAAGAACTCATTGAGAGGACCAAAGGTCTTGGGTTCCCCTGCGTGGGGGTGGTGTACGACGGTCTTCGTGCCACTCCAGAACCCGGGGCTACTTCCAAGATAGGGGGTTCTGCTGAACTTGTGGTCACTGTCATTCTGTTCTTCAGGCAGGACACCAAGGCCAAAATCGATCCCAAAGACTCAGTGGTGGCTACGTTGGACGCCATACGGGAGAAGATTCTGAAGACCAAATCCCCTTCCGGTCACTTTTGGAAGTTTCAAGTAGAAGCGGCAGTAGAGGGGAAAACTGGATTACTGGCTTACGTTCAACGGTGGGCCACTCCTGTTCAGCTTGTATAGAGCACCTGTTTTCTGTACTATGGGTGACGCAGTACCTCCTGCTATAGCCCGACCACAAATCCTATAGGAGCTTCACCATGACAATGCAAGCCATCCCCAACCAGTTTAGCAAAGGCGGGTCCAACCTGACCGATGGGACTCTCAAGGGTATCCTGACCGAACTGCAAGGACTCCGCGTCAATGTCGTTTCGGGTGCAGCAGCCAACACCAAGATGGATGTTGCTCCTCTGCGCCTTGAGGACACCCTCCTTGCTGCCATTATCACTACCGATGCTTCCAACGCTGCGGTGACCAACGATGTGGCCAACCTGACCATCCAAGACACCCGCGCTTTCGGCACCTTGACCATTTCCGGCAACCCGGTGGATGGAGAGACCTTCGTGGTCAATGGCGTGACCTACACGTTCAAGACCACCCCGGCCAGCCAGTACGATGTCAAGATCACTGCCGGTGACAACACCGCAATGGCAACTGCCGTCAAGAATGCCATCAATGCCTACGAGACTCGTGACCTCGGGGGCTTCGGTATCACCGGCAAGAATGTAGCTGCTGTAGTGGCAACGTCCAACGCTGGCGTGGTAACCATCTCTTCGGCCATCGATGGTCTCGGCAATGGCGTGGTCCTGACGGGCACTGTCACGGTTCTGGCAGCAACGGGTACGGGCACGGCTTCTGCCACCCTGACCCCTGTCACGGTTGTTGCCGACAACACCGCTGTCATCTCTGGTGTCACCTTCACGGCCAAGGTTGCCCCTGCCCCGCTCCCCGGCGCGGGTGGGGTCCCCACAGTTCAGTTTTACACTAAGGCCGCTGCCCCGGCGTATCCCGGTGTTGCCGGTGCCACCGCTGGGTCTGACTGTGCTACGGGCCATTGGCTGGCCCGGGTCATCAATGACTACGAAGCCATGTACGGCACGCTGGACGTGGTTGCCACGGCTCATGCCACTACTGGCGTGGTCACCCTGACCCCGCGCAAGCCTCTGGCTGGCAACGTTATCACCCTGACGGAATCTGCCACCAACGTGGCTGTCACCGGCTCGGGTACCCTCACCAGCGGCACGAACACGGGCGGCGTCAAGTCCAGTACCAACCTGACCGGCAAGACCATGACGCTGATCTGGTTCAACAAGCAGTAAGCTCGCCCCTAACCCAATATCAAGGAGATTCAAATGGCAACATGGGATGCAGTAGATCACTACTTTTCGGGGCAGGGTAACGTCTTGCTGGCCGAACGAGATGCTGGAGGCAATCCGCTGGGCTTCGTGTCTGTCGGCAACGTGGCGGACCTGAAGATCACGGTTTCGACTTCCTCGCTGGAGCACAAGGAATCGCACACTGGCCAACGTGGTACGGACTTGCGTCTGACCACCGAGATCAAGTGCGCCCTGTCGATGACCATGGAAAACTTCGTGGCCGAAAACTTGGCCCGCGTTACCCGGGGCGTGGCTACTACCGTAGCCGGCGCTTCCGTGGTGGCCCAGAGTGTCAAAGCCTATTTCGGCAAGGTGTCTGCCCTCGGCAAGATCAAGGTGTCGGCAGTCGCTGTCAAGATCGGTGCCACGTCCTTGACACCCTACGTCGCTGACGCAACTCCATGGGACTACCGTGTGAACGCTGATGCCGGTTCGATCCAGTTCAACGACGCCTCTGGCGGTGCCGCTCTTGCCCTGCTGGGTGCCAATGGCACTCTGGCCCTGACGGGCATCACTCCGGGTGCCACTACCACCCTGACTGGTGCCAATACCCTCGCTGTTGGTCAGCGGGTTGTCGTTGGAGGCGCTGCCGGTGCCGACGCCGCTTTCATCAATGGCAAGGTGATGACGGTTGTCACGGCTTCTGCCGGCTCGGTGACCACGGACCTGAACACCAGCACCAAGACGATCACTGGCGCTGCTGCCAAGGTCTTCACTGAGGGTGATGCGGTTGCGGTGGATTACACCTATGCCAATCAGAAGGTTGTCGACGGTCTGACTACTGGCTCCAAGGAACTGTTCATGCGCTTCGAGGGCCTGAACACGGCAGAGGAAAACGCCCCTGTCGTGGTCGAGGTGTTCAAGTTCAGCACGGACCCGTTCAAGGAACTGGCGCTGATCGGTGATACCGTTCAATCCTTCGTTCTGGAAGGCTCTGTCCTTGCGGACAATGCCCGCCTGACCGGCTCCAAGTACTTCGCGGTCACCAAGCAGAATTGATCCAAGAAGCGCAGTGAGGCATAATGGAAGGGCCGGGATTTCCGGCCCTTTCTACTTTTGAGACGGAGATCAAGATGAGTATTGAGCAAGTCCCCACCCCCACCCCCGCCCCCACCCCCACCCCCACCCCCACCGCAGAGCGCAGCGTCAATGAGTTGGAGACCCTCCTCCCGGTGCCCAAGACGATCACCATCAAGGGGGAGGAAATCCCTGTCGGCCTCATCAAGGTAGGTCGGGTAGCAGCCGTTGTGAAGGCATTGCAACCCTTCGCCCACCTCTTGCCGAAGGCCGGGGACAAGCCGGGGAGGAAGAACATCGATTTTTTCACCATCGTCTTGAACCACACTGACGATGCAATCAATCTCTGCGTGGAGCTTACCTCCCGGGACAAAGCGTGGGTGGAGGACCTTGACATCGCTGAACTGGTAGAACTCTTGTCCGCCATCGTGGAGCGCAACCTTGATTTTTTTATCCAGCGAGTGCTCCCATCCGTATCCGAGGCGACGGCAAAGCTCATTCGCGCCTTCTACGGGCTGGCAGCCAGCAAGAGTGGGCACTCAGCATCCAGCGTCTAGTATCTTCAGGGCACAGGTTTCCGGACATTCTTGAATACTCTTGGGGTCAGTTCTTAGCCCTACTGAAGGCTGCGGCAACAGTGAAGAAGGAATGGGAGAGAGAGCAGTTCTCGCTGATGTTGGTAGCCACTCGTGGTGGTGAGAAGTCAGTCAAAGAAGTCTTTGATGGTTACAAGGAATCCTAAATGTCCAGCGCAAATATCGACATCAAAATCCGTACCCTGATAGAGGGTGTCCAGAATCTGCAAGCTCTGGTGACCCAGCTTCAGAATCTCGGGGCCCAGACCAGCGGGATCAATGCCGGGCTCGGGGCAACGGCATCAAGCACTACCAGTGTTGGGACCACCGCAGCGGGGGCAACTCCTCCCGTCCGTGGGTTGGCATTGCAACTGGAAGACTTGAAATCCAAGGGACCAGAACTGGAAAACTCCCTCAAGGGGGCTCTGAATAGTGTCGATGGTCTGTCCGGGGGCTTCAGCAAGCTGGTAGGGTACGCCAAGGCCGCTGGAGCAGCCTACCTTGCCTTCCTTGCTATTCAGGGTACCAAGGAGCTAGCTGACTACGCGGCACGCACTGAGACGCTTGGCGTGACGTTGGACATCGTGGCCTCAAATGCAGGGTATTCCAAGGATGCCATTGCTGCCTACGAGCAGGAACTGAAGAAGCTGGGTATTACGACCCAAGCTGCCCGGGAATCTATGACGGCCATGGTTCAGGCTGGTATCCCTCTCGGGGTGCAGTCTGGGCAGACAGCTTCCAACGTGGCCCGCCTTGCCCGAGCATCTCAGGACTTGGCGGTTGTTACAGGTGAGAACTCCTCCCAGACTCTTCGCCGGCTGACCACGAACATTCAGCAGATGGACACCATGGGCCTCCGGTTCATGGGCCTGACCGTGGACATTATGCGGGCACAGGAAAGTTTCGCCACCTCCATTGGGAAGTCAGCCGGGGCTTTGAGCCAGCAGCAGAAGGTTATAGCTGTCAATAACGCGGTCTTGGAAGAGGCCGTAAAGTTGCAGGGTGCCTATGAAGCATCCATGGACACCGTGGGTAAGAAGGTAGCCTCTCTCAAGCGGTATCAGGAGGAGCTTTCGGATGCCATGGGAACTAAGTTGCTCCCTGCCTACGGGGCCATTGTTGATGAGGCAACGTCCCTGCTCGTCTCCCTTGAAAAGCAGGTAAAGGGGGCCGACGCATCTGGTGAAGCCTCCGCACGCCTCGGGGCTGAAGTGAAGACTCTGGTGCAGGGGCTTGGAGAACTCACCCTAGCTTTTGCGCGGGCCTTCACGGGAGAAACGTCCGGGGCCATATCGTCTATCGCCACAAACATAGTGGGACTACTAGGGGACCTTGTGGGGGTCGCTGGGGGCTTCGCCAAGGCATCTCAGGATGCAGGGGTGTTCGGCGTAATCCTTCAGACCGCAGCCATCATGGTGGCTGGCTTCAGGGACGGTGTTCGACTTCTTGAAGCGGGGCTTTTGTTCGTCGGGGGTGCGGCCATTCAAACCGCTGGGGCCATACTCCGGGGCTGGGGAGAGATATTCAATCTCTTCGGAAACACACCATGGGGAGATGCTCTGGTCAAAATGGGCACCCAGTTTGAAGACCTCGCAGCATCAAGCTACAAGGCTTCAGGCAAGATCATCGATGACTTCAAAGCTGGGGCCACTGCCACCCAAGCTCTGGATAAGGGCATCAAGAATGCCGACCTCTCCCTGTCCTCCTTTGGCAAGGCCACCAGCGTGAAGGCTGCAACAGAGGATGTCGAACGTCTTCGTGAGGCTGTGGCCCGGTACGGCAAGGATGGTGAGGGTGTGAAGGCCTCTGCTGATCGCGTAGCAGAAAGCCTTGTTTCCTTGTGGAAGAAGGGGATTCTGGTAGGGGACGGTTACGACGCCGCTGCACAAGCTGCTAAGGAGGCGGGGGCTACCTTCCCCAAGGGATTTGAGAATGCTGCCAAGGCCGCTGAGACCATGGCTGGGGAGACCAAGAAAGCTCAGAAGGAACTGGAGGACTTTGGCAAGGTCAAGAATATCGACGGGGCTATTGACAGTATCAAGAGTCTTGTTAGAGCCCAAAGCACTGGCACCCTGTCGGCTATTGAGCAGAAGCAAGGGTACGACAAGCTGTCAGAGGCGGTGGCCCGGTTCAAGGCGGAGGGTGCGGACAACGGGAAGGTGGTCAAGGCCCAGCAAGCATTAGCGGGTGTGAGTTCAAACTTCGCCAAGGAATACGAAGAGGCCCTGAAGAATATCGGCGTTACGTCCGAAGAATTGAAGACTGGAGTCAATGCCAAGTTCCTTGAGATGGCCGGGGCTCTCGCCACCTTTGTGAGCAAGGTGAATACCTCCTCTGAGCAATTCCAGCAAGCATTCGACATGAAGCTGGATACTGCCAAATCTACCGCTGAAGTAAATGCTCTGGTGGTGGCTCTCGACGCGGCTCGGGACAAGGCTTCTGCCTTCCACGCTGCTGGCCAGTTCGATGAGTACGATGATATGGTGATAAAGATCACCGAATCCACCGAAAAACTTGGGGCCAAGTTCGATCAGGTGTTTGAGACCTCCCTCAAGGCGGCGAAGACCAAGGAGGACTTCCAACGGATAGAGGATGCCGTCCAGCGGGTGGGATTGGAGTCCGGGAAGTCAATCCAGTGGATTAGCTCCCACCTGAATCAAGTCGGCATAGCTGCCACCGAGGCCGGGGACCTCATTCGCGGGGCTACGATCAATGAAGCCCTGCAACGCATTGGTATGACCGCTGAAGAGATGCGGGGGCAGGCTTCAAAGGCCATACAGACCATCGTTCAGGACCTGAAGACTCTGCGGACGGAGGCGGGAGTTACAGGGTCTGATTATAACAACGCCTTCACCAAGGCCGTGGATATGTCCAAGACCATAGCCGATCTGAAGGGGTTCAGAGCCGAGGCCAAGGCCGCACTGGAGGCGGGTAAGACTGACTGGCGATCTTACAAGGACGAGCTTGACTCAGTGGATGCCAAGTTCGTGTCTTTGTTTGCCAAGCAACTCAACACGGCAACAACTACCACCGCAGTGGCAGCGCTGGTCGCTCAAGCAAACAGGTTGAAGGAAGAGGGGTCTATCTCCGCAGCCGCGTTTGCGGTGGCCCTAGAGCAGGTGGCTACCAAGGCTGGTAGGGGCGCGGGAGAGGTGGCTAGATTGGCTGAATCGTCGGCCAAACTGGCCCAGAAGGGGGCTCAGATAGCCTCAGCACAGAAGGATTCCTTAGTTGCTAGTCTAGGGGTACAGAAGGAAAAGAATAACCTCCTAGATGCAGAAGAAAAGTATCGTCAAACTGGATTGGATTCTGATCGAAGCCTAGTTGTTCTGGCAGAGAGGAAAGTTGAGCTGTCTCAGGTTCAAGCTGACCTGTCCACCAGTAGGCTCTCGCAACAGCAAGAGGAGTACAAGCTCCAAGTGGCCCAGCAGGCTGTAGAGGATGCAAAGATTGCTAATGCCAATGATCAGACGGCGGCATCGGCTTTGAACCTTCAATTCGCTGAGAGGGAAGTAGCAAAGCAACGGGAGTCTCTTGCCCTATCCCAACAGAGGTTGGGCGTAATGGAGGCGCAAAAGTCTGCCGCAGAGGCAAATGTAGCTCAGGCGGAGGCCGACGCAGATCAGGCTCAGAGAGCAGCCAAGGAAACGTCAAAGGTTATCCGGAGCACGCAGGTGGATTTAGCCACCTTCGCCCTCGGAAAGTGGCGGGCCTCAGCGGACGAGCAAGCGTCTTACATCAAGAAGTTCGCCGAAGAATATAACAATCAGTTGAAGGTGAATGACGCTAGGCGGAAGTCCGATACGGTTCATTTCGACAGGTTGAAGCAAGCGGAGAACATCGCTCTTCGCACGGCCAAGGAGTATGCACAGCAAGAAGCCATTCAGAACAGGCTAGCGGCCAAAGAGGCCGAGAAGCAGAAGTTGATGGAGGGGCAGGCTGAAATCTTTCTCAAGAATAAGCAGGTGGTGGCTGACACGGCACGTCTAGCAGAGCTCGGATTGACGGGACTTACCCGTGGGGCCGATGCCCTTTCTAGGGCCTATTACGATGCCAAGATACAGGCAGCAGAGGCCGCTAAGTCCACTTTAGATTCTGCTAAGTCATTCACGTCTTCAACTTCAAGCATTCATGAGGAGCTTCTAGCTGCGGAGGGCAAGGAGGCGGAAGTCACTGCCCTGCGGTTTGAATCCCGCAAGGCGGAGCTTGCCATCCAGTATCAACAATTGCAACTCCAAATCCAGATCGCTAGGGTTCAGGCTCAGGCGGCTGGTATCTCCACTTCCGAGCTGGACAAGGCCGCTGCTACCTCCTCGGCTGCTTACCAGCAGGCGGTATCCGATCTCGGGAAGCTAGAGCAGATATCTCTCGACGGGGTAAAGAAGAAGGAAGAGGCTGAGAAGAAGGCTGTAGACGACGCCAAGAAGTCAGGTGACGCCCAACTCTTAGCAGATACGGAGGTAAATAAGGCCCTGCGAGAGCGTCAGACGCTTCTGGAGAAGGAGCGGGCCCTCAGGGCCGGGGTACTGACCTCAACACTAGCTGACTCGGTTTCTGGGGCTTCCCGGGGGTTTTCTAATCCTGCCGCCGAAACAGCCGCAGCTCAGGAGGTTAGTGCTCCGCAGCTCAGGGCTGTCGATGTTCAGAAGTTTGTTCTGGAGCTTGGGGGCAACTCAGCCACCGTGTATACCAAGCCCAATGAGGGGGAGGACCTATTGAACATGCTCAACAGTATGAAGAAACGGGCATCAGGCTCCTGATTGCAACTAATTGCACAGGCCCTGCGTTGGACTAAGAGGGCCTTGTTCAGTACAATGACCAAACTTATCAGCGTCACCCGGGACCACCATGCAACTGATAGACAACCTCTCTGCGGCAATAATTACCCTCCCAGATGGCCTAGTTTGGGAGGATGAGTTCTCATGGTCACCCTCCGTCGCGGCAGTTGATTACTCCCTAACTGGGGCCCTCCTTGTCCAAGTTGGGCAGAAGGCCAAGGGGAGGGCTATCACTCTCAAGGCGGCTTCCGAGGAGGAGGGGTGGGTATTACGTTCCACGGTGATACTTCTGAACTCATGGCTACTTCCACCCGACAGGAAGATGACTCTGACACTGACGTACCCCACTGACACCCGCAGCTTCACCGTGATGTTCAGGCATCAGGATGGGGCCATGGAGTCGGGCCCAGTAAAGAAATTCCCGGGACATGCGTCCGGTGACTGGTTCAATATAGTGCTTCGCCTAATGGAGATTGCCCCGTGATTACTGCTGCTGACATCAAACTGCTTGAGTCTGAGATTATGGCTGACACCGAGGATGCTGGTGGTCGCCGGACGTCCCGGGTCATTCCTGATGGTATACCCGGCAACATCTTTCCCAAGGTGTCCAGACTGGACTCAGTGTACGGCAGGGTCAATCTACGGAAGGTGTATGGAGGCGTGCAGACGGCTAACAAGGACACCTATGCCGGTGCTCACGCGGTTGTTACAGATGGGCCAGACAATGACAGAATCTTCTGCACTTTGTTTACTACGGGTAGTGAATTCGATAATAGGGCTACGGCCCGGGACAGGATTGAGTCCTACGTGACCTCGGCATCCGAAAGCCGCATGATCCTGATTGGTAGGCAGCTAGCGGGGCAGCAATCCATCTTGTGCTACCAGAGGGTAGAGGAGCCTTTACCCGAGATTGGGGAGGTGTACTGCCTGTCCAACGAGCCCAGTGGGGTAACGACTACCCAGCAGTATGTGCGTATTCAGGACATTTCCCATGAAATCAGGACTTACACGGATGACAAGGGGGACTACCAGAAGAGAGTGATTACCGTGGACATTGGGGCTGCCTTGCGTTATGAGTTCAGTGGCCCAGAGACCCCTAGCCGGTATTCAAGCGTGTCTAGGGTGTCCCGTATTCGGGAGACCACGGTTGTGGATGCTTCTCGGTACTTTGGTATTCAGAAGCTGGCCTTGGGGGCTGGGCAAAATGACCTTGAGGTACTGGTGGAATCAGTCTATACACCCGTGGTGCCAACAACCAATCGTGAAACGCCTATCAGCAACGAGAGTATCAATGAGGTAAGCAACTTGCTCCCCTCCAAGGCGACCACTATCACTGAGTCTGTGGTGGGCTGGTGGGCCGGGAGTACCGCATACTCTGCACGATCTATTCTGCCCGGGTCTTTGGTCATCAATGGGGTGACTGACGACAAGTTGGGTAACCTCAATGCCGCTGGCTTCATTGGTACTGTGGATTATGAGGCTGGGGCCATCCACCGTACGGGTGGATCAGCAGGCACCTCGGTATCTATAACCTACATTCCTGCCGCCGCTGTGGGCCAGCCGTCTATCACATCTGATATCGAGGTTGATCTGAATAACAGGGGTACTGTGTATCTGAAGACACTCAACCCTTTGCCGAGCCCCGGTACCATCATCGTTGATTACAGGGCATTGGGTAAGTGGTACCGCTTGCGCGATCTCGGGGACGGCACACTCAAGGGTATAGATGCCGCCTATGGAGTGGGCCAGATCACCTACAACACCGGAGCCCTCGTTCTGACGCTTGGTGCGCTCCCTGACGTTGATTCATCAGTCCTTATCTCGTGGGGTACCCCTGCCTCATTTACCATCCGCTCAGGAGGGACAAGCAACGCGGCTGTTAAGGTGAAGCAAACATTTACCATACCTGACCTACCTATTGCTGCCGACAGCTTGACGGTGACGTACATCTCCAATGGGGTCTCCTACCCTATTACGGATGATGCCTCAGGGAACCTCACTGGAAACGGGGCTTCTGGGCGGGTGAATTACACCAGTGGGGTAGTTGAATTGGAGTTCGATACCCGACTTCCAGACGCTAACACCGTGATTGCCTGTGCCTACAGCCATATTGTCCCCAACAGTGTCAATGCTCCGGTGTACAAGTCTCTCTCTACTGTCTCTTCTGCCAATACCGCCCTTGGAGGTCCCTTGGTGCCGGGGTCATTGGTGGGGGCCCTGTACTTTGCAGGAAACACCCACAAATCTACTTTCAACGGGCAGGTGAACATTAAGGATAGCGGGTCTGGTACCTTGATTGTCCCGGCCAATCAGCGGATTCCCCTGTCCACTCCGGGGGGCAGTGGTGACGCTATAGTTACCGCAGACACCGTGGTGGGGACTATCAACTATGCCACCGGGGACGTGGTTATCAATGCCTCCGTGAATGTGTCCTTGTCCGTTTATAACGGCATTATGAGCCTGTACAGTAATCTTACGGGGGCCGCTTCTGTTAGTACAGGTCCAGCTAACTTCGGATGGCAAGATGCGGTGGCACTCTCCACCAATCAAGCAAAGACCTTTCAGACCACCTACATTCTGAGCCCGATCAAGCTCGACTTGACCACCACTATTGCCGACGATATTGTTCCGGGGTCTCTTATGATTGACCTAGGGGGAAGGACCTACATTGACAGGAACGGTACTTTGTACTTCAATGTTTCCACGAGCACAGGGGCTGGGCTTGTGGGGGGTACCATTGATTACACGACAGGCATTGCCTCATTCTCCAACTGGGTTAATGGCTCCTCTCTGGGCCTGTCTGTTGTTTCCTGCCTGACAACCTATGGCGAGACAGATGCTTGGACGGTGTATTTGAGAACACCCGGCTCCCCTATCCGGCCCGGGACCTTCTACGTGCAGGCAACTACCACCATGGGTGCCTTGGTAAGTGGGTCTTCAAACGATAATGGGGTTGTCACGGGGACTCATGTTACTGGAGAAGTCAATCAGGAGACAGGGGTTGTTCGGCTGCTGTTTGGGCAGATGGTTACGGCTGCTGGGCACTCAGGTGAGTGGTGGTACGATGCCAACAATGTTGTTGGTGGTATGATCTTCAGGCCCACCCTCATTGTTCCCAGTACCCTGCGGTACAGTTGCGTAGTTCTCACAAACCTCCCATTGAATGCGGATATTCTGGGCCTTGATCCAGTTCGTCTCCCCATGGATGGGAGGGTGCCGATCTATCGCTCGGCAGACGTGGTAGTTATTCACAATCTCCAGAGCTTTGACCTGCCAAACCCTGCTCTGGCCAGCAGTGTTCACAACGTTGGCCGTACCGACCTTTCTGAGCTGTGGCTTACTGACGCCAATGGGGTTAGGTTGGGTCTCACTCAGTACGTCGCCAATCTTCCCGCAGGAACAGTTACCATGGCGGCTGACTTCGTAGCAGGGGCCCTTGTTCAGCCTTTGAAGTGCTACCATCGCATTGAGGACATGAACCTACTGACGGACGTTCAGATCAATGGGCAGATATCTTTGGCGGCACCCCTACCGAGGCCTTACCCTATCGACAGCTACGTGTCCTCTGCTTTGCTTTTCGGGGATATGAATGCCCGGGTAACTAACGTGTTCGACCTGAACACTTTTGGCGGCTGGTCAGATACTGCCGGGGCAGATAGCAACGCTCAGTACAACAATATCGATTACCCCATAGAGGTGTTGAACAACGGGGCGGTCACTGAGAGGTGGCGTCTCAATTTCACGTCGACTACCTCCTTCCAAGTGATAGGTGAGAATCTTGGTGTCATCTTGACTGGTTCAATAGGCCTTGACTGCTCCCCCACTAACCTGCTCACGGGCCTCCCATATTTCGTTGTTCGTCTAAATGGATGGGGCGGGGGTTGGTCTGCGGGAAACCAATTGAGGTTCAATACTCTGTCGGCCTCAAGACCCATCTGGATTGCCAGAACTATTCTTCCCGGAGCCACCCTCCAAGGGGATTCCTTCACCATGCAATTGCGCGGTGACGTTGACGCGATTTAAGGAGCACTAGCATGATAATGAGACTCAAGGTTGCGCTTCGCAACTCTATAGGCCAGTTGATCGTGTCCGCTATGGATGCTGGATCAGGGCCGGGCACTATTGAGTTCTACGATGGGGCTATGCCTGTTGGGGGGCCAGCCACGGCGGTGGGGGCTCAGGTACTTCTGGGGGTTCTTGTGTGCTCAGACCCCTCTGCTTCAGTGGAGGACGGGATTATCACCTTCTCAGCAGTGACACAAGACAGTGCAGCCAATGCCGGGGGTATTGCTTCTTGGGCTAGGGTCAAGGATAGTGACGGAAATGCAGTGGCAGATTATGACGTGACCAACGAGGCCGGTAACGGGGCCATCAAGGTTAACACTACGCTCATAGTTCTTGGCGGGCCCATACAAATGACCAGCTTTACTATCACCATGGGAGGGGCCTAAGCGATGGCTAAAGACCCGTATTGGTCAAATGTCGTTCTCACCTACCCCTTCGATGGGGCAGATGCTTTCAATGCTTTCACTGATCTTAAAGGACATTCAACTACCCCAGTAGGGGATGCAAAACTTAGCACCGCTAGATATAAGTTTGGTTCAGCGTCCTTGAGACTGGATGGGGTAGAGGGCCTGATAGAGATAGCTTACAGTGCCGACCTTGCTATGGGGAGTTCAGACTTCACCATAGAGGGGTGGGTGTGGTTAGATTCAGATTCTAGCGGCGGGAGGTTTTATGGCGGCGGGGAGATTGGGGGTTCTATATGGCCTGTTCTAGAGTTTAGTGTGTGGCCCACCGGCGTACACCTACTACTAAACTACGCAAATTCAAACACCGCTACGACGCTTTATGGTGGTACAGTTTCCGTGTCGGAGTGGCATCACGTAGCTGCGACCCGGTGGGGTAATACTTTGTACCTATTTCTGGATGGGGTTCAAATTGATACGAAGGTGTGGACCTACTCCGTGTACAACCCAAGCGGGAAAGTGTGTATAGGTGGGTACTACAATGCAGGGTCGGTTTGGGCTAGTATTAAAGGAAACATAGATAGTGTAAGAGTTACAAAAGGGGTTGCCCGCTACACCGCGAATTTCACCCCTCCCACAGAACCTTTCCCGAACGGGCCTGTAGAAGTCGGCGGTACTATTCTTGACTCTAACGGCAGCCCAATTGCCCGCACCGTTCGTGTCTATGACCGCTTAACGGGGGCCCTCGTAGGGTCGGGAGCCAGCAATGCTTCCAGTGGCACCTACAGCATTGGGATCAGCACGGCAAACGAAGTACAAGTAGTAATGCTAGACGATGATCTAGGCACTCTGGAAAACGATCAAATCATTCGGACCATTCCGGTCTAAGGAGAGAACAAATGGCTATTGGTGACCCGTATTTTGACAAGGTGGTGTTGGCTTGCGATTTTAGCAACCGTGAAAATGATTTAACCGGGAGGGATTTAACTTTTCACGGCGCTGCCGACATTTCTACCGCCCAATCAAAGTTCGGGGGTTCATCATTAGCTCTCAACGGTGTGGCAGCAAATTATGTGTCGGTCCCTAGTAAGGGGCTTTCACTAGGTACCGGCGATTTCACCGTTGAGATGTTTATCTTTCTTGCCACCCCGTCAGCGTACCAATACTTTCTAGCAAGCGACATGATGACCGGCGGGTATTTTCAACTTGCTATTAACGGCATGGCCGGGAACGCAATAGGTATTGGACGCTCAAGCGTAGATTGGCCTTTAGTGTGGGTCGGGCATAACCTAGTTGCGAGTACTTGGTACCACTTAGCAATTTGCAGATGTGCAGGGTACGCTAGGTGTTTCATAGACGGGGTGCAGCTTGGTTCGGCACTTTCAAGTACGCATGATTTCATCATTGGTGAAAGTGAATTGCATATTGGGCACCAAGAAATAAACGGAACGATGAACGGTTATATAGATTCACTCCGTATTACTAAGGCGGCTAGGTACCCCTCTGCGTTCACTCCCCCTGACGCCGAATTCGCTTACTACGCAGGGCAAATCCAAGGCACCGTCAAGGACGCTAACGGTAACTTCGCCCGTCGCCTTGTGAAGGCTCACCGGCGCAGTGACGGTTTTTGTTTTGATGCAGTTCTGTCCAATCCGTCTGACGGCACATTCACGCTCAAAACTTCGGACTTCTCGAAGCACTACGCAGTCGTACATGATTCAGATGCGTGGATAACCTACCTTCATTTCAATGGGGCCGACAACAGCACTTTGTTCTATGAGTTTGGCGGAAAGGCAGTGGTAGCCTATGGCAATGCAAAGATAAGCACCTCCCAGAGCAAGTTTGGTGGGTCGTCTCTGTCTCTTGATGGTACTTCAGATTACTTGTCTCTTGAGGCCAGTCCAGATTTTGCTTTTGGCATCGAAGACTTCACCATAGAATTATGGGTGCGTCTAAGCACATTAGGTGTTGAGAGAGCTATTTTTGACAACCGAGCTGTGGCAAGTGACACAGGCTTGTACCTAGGAATTAACGCTTCAAACCAGTTGTTCGCCTATGGTAACTACGCTACCATTGTCACTGGTACTACCACGGCATTGACTGCCACTACATGGTCGCATGTGGCTTTAGTCAAGCTGGTGGGTACTATCACCTTGTATCTTAATGGTATAAGTGTTGGATCAGCCGCGACCACCTACCCCATGGAATGCCCGGGCAACTTGATTATCGGGCGAAAGCTGGGAAGTGTCACTAATGACTTCATAGGGTATATGGACGATCTCCGGGTAAGCAAGGGAGTAGCCAGATACACCGGCAACTTCATTCCCCCGACCACACCCCACTTCACTGCTCAGGCAGGGGACCCATACCTGAACAACGTAGTCCTTGGGTGTCATTTTGATGGCCAACCTGACAACGGAGATATTTACCGCAACAACGTTATTCTGAATATGCGGGGCAACGCTTTTGCTGACGACATAGGGAATGCTGTGAGTCAGTATGGTACTAGCTCTATAGTTACCGTGTCAGGGCGTTCTGGATTTGGCGGTAAGGCATTGAACCTTGCAGGGGCCTCAGACTACGTGTCTGTCACTAACAGTTCAGGGTTTTACCTAGGGGCAGGAGACTTCACCATAGAGTTTTGGATGACGACGCCCCTGACGCAGACTGGTACTCCTATAGCCAAGCGAGAGGGTGGTACTACTGGCTGGGCCGTTAACGTCGTCAATACGGGGAAGATAGGATTTAGGGCCAACTTCGGAAGTTGGAATGATGACTGGGCTGGCACAGCGACTGGTAAAGTTCTGGCTAGTACGTGGCAGCACATTGCGGTTGTTCGGAGCGGGACCTCCCTGTTCATATACATTGATGGGACGAAGGAGGGGACTGCGGCCATAGGGTCTGGTGCCCTACAGGACAGTACAGGTTCATTGCGGTTGGGGTGGGCCACGTCTGGCGGTGAGAGTCAGTTTCTTGGGTCTTTGGATGACATCAGAGTTACTAGGGGGGTCGCCCGCTACACTGGGGCAACTTATGCAGTCCCTTCCACAGAGATTCCTACTCTCGGGGATAGGTTCCCCGCCAATCCTGTGGGTTTGAAGCTGACTCCATACAACACTGTGGGGGTCGTCTCCACTCAATCCAAGTTTAGTGGCTACTCAGCTTATTTCGATGGGGTTTCTGCCTATCTAACAGCCCCCGATATATTCTCTCAACTGGGGGCGAGGGACTTTACTGCTGAGGTATTTGTTCGGCTAAGTACCCTAGGGGCGTCACAAGCCATCTTCTTGAATAGATCGGCTAGGTCTGCTCTTGGGGGGTTATTAAGCTGGGAGGTAGCCAATGGGTTTTCGTTCTACACGGGGGATATTTATACTGCGAGCTGGGAGGTAATTCTCCACTCTGGTCTATCCGGGATTGCCGTGAA